GTCATCGGTGAGGCCACCGACTCGTGGCAGATTGAAGTTGTCTCAGCTGTGCAAGATGCTTGTGCCGAGAACCCTGCGCTGGCTCATGTCGAGTTCCGCTATCCCGACCACGATCACCAGACTCTAGCCATCAACGTGTCAGGCTCAATCCTTGGGCTGGCGCATGGTCACCAGTCCCGTGATGCTGTCAAATGGTGGCACGGACAGGCGACAGGGCGAACACCAGTGGGTGACGCTGATGTTCTACTCACTGCCCACTATCACCATTACAAGGTCAGCCAAGTCGGCCCACGCCTGTGGGTACAGATTCCAGCAATGGATGGCGGAAGTCCCTGGTGGCGTGACCGGGCAGGTTTGGAATCACCAACAGGGATTGTGTCATTCGTCATGGGTGACGGTTACGATCCACGCAGAGACCTATCCGTACTAGCAGGGGAAAACAGATGAACACCGCAATAATCGTGCCAAGTCGACACCGACCGCACAACATCAAAGAGTTGCAACAGTCACTCATTGACACCGAAACAATGTCACGTCTGTTTGTAGTAGTCGACGAGGATGACGAAACACTTGACCAATACCTGTGGCTAGAAAACAACTTCACCGAAGTGCTGACCTTTCAACGTGGTCGCAAAGGTATGGCCGACCCACTCAACAACGCTGCGCGGCAACTGGTCACAGATGAGCGCTGGGAGTATTTCATCTTCGTTGGTGATGACCATCGACCTCGAACCTTGCAATGGGACAAAGTGTGGCGCACAAACCTTGACGACCTTGTCACAGGGCTTGTCTACGGTGACGACCTATTCCAGCGAGAACAACTACCAACCGCCATCGGAATGACCAGAAGCATTGTGCAGGAACTGAACGGCATGATCCCTGAAGGGTTCGCTCACCTGTACCTAGACAACTTCTGGCTTCGCCTAGGTCAAGACTTGAACGCCATTCGCTACCTGCCCGAAACTATCATCGAGCATCTGCACCCAATCGCCGGGAAGGGAGACTGGGATGCTGGCTATCATGAAGTGAACTCTGCCGAAATCAACAACGCCGATTCCCAGATGTTCCACACCTACATTCAGAGCGACGACTATCGTCAGCTAGTGGAAAGACTCAGCGCATGAAAATACTCATCACAGGTGACGCTGGCTTCGTCGGTCGAGCATTTCACCGACGTTTCGCCAACGAACGTCACGAGATTACTGGCGTGGACATTGTCAACGGAACAGATGCCCGTGACTTCTTCCGAACCGATAGCACCAAGTTCGACCTAGTCATTCACTTGGCGGCCGTTGTTGGTGGTCGACGAATGATTGAAGGCTCACCGCTGGCGCTGGCAGTTGACCTGTCCATCGACGCTGAGATGTTCGGCTGGGCATTACGCACGAAACCTGAACGCATTGTCTACTTCAGCAGCTCTGCCGCCTATCCGGTCGTATTGCAAGAATTGGGTTGGCAAGTTCAACTTGAGGAAACCGACATTGACCTGAGCAACATCCAGAATCCTGACCTCACCTATGGTTGGGCAAAGTTGACCGGCGAAATGCTGGCAAGTCATGCCAGGGAACAAGGCTTAAAAGTGTCGGTGTTCCGACCGTTCTCAGGTTATGGCGCGGATCAAGACTTGAACTATCCGTTCCCGAAGTTCATCGAGCGAGGACTGAACCGCCAGACACCGTTCCAAGTGTGGGGTGACGGGAAGCAAGTTCGGGACTTCATTCACATCGACGACATTGTGGGTGCTGTGATGGCTGGAGTTGACGCTGGCATTGAGGTGTCAAACTTGTGCAGCGGTCGAGCAACTTCATTCAACCAACTGGCCGAACTGGTCATGCTGGCTTCTGGCTATCATGCGCCAGTCGAACACCTCATTGCCGAACCTGTCGGGGTTCAGTATCGGGTCGGCAATCCTGAGTTCATGCTCAGCTACTATGAGCCGAAGATTAGTTTGGAGCAGGGGATCCTGATGGCATTAGGGAAGCAAAGATGAAAGACCTCAACCGCAAAGACATCCTCGACCAGGCGACAGCGCTGACAACTAACGACCGCAACCTTCAGCATGGCGAGCCGTACATCAACCACGACAACATCGCCAGAATCTGGTCAGTGATTCTTGGCTACAGGGTCGAACCTTTCCAAGTTGCATTGTGCATGGCAGGGTTGAAACTTGCACGACTCTCAGGGAATCCCGACAACATGGATTCCTACATCGACGGCGCGGCTTATCTGGCCATCGCAGGGGAACTGGTCAACTTCGACAAACTGTGAAATTGGAAGCGCAGAACCTGTGAAATTGGGAGCGTTTGTTATATTTCGTGCGTCCAAATGCAACAAACGTAACTTAAATGTTGCAGTCAACCGTGACCTAATCGTTACCAAAGGTCATTGACTTTGATTCTGAACGGCGTACGCTAATAAGTGTCAGAAAAACAACTGACAGGACAAAGGACAAGAAATGAACACTAAGTTGATAAGCCCGAAAGACATCAAGATTGGTGACGTTGTTCGACCGTTCGCTGACCTAGAAGCTCTTTGTGAAGTGGTAGCAGTTGAGCGCATAGATCGCAGCAGTCGATTATTCCTCAAGACGCTTGATGGTTACTCTATGCCAGCAGGTATCAAGTTCTCGCACACAAGTCGAATCGCAAAGGTCGGTGCGTAATGTTTAAGGCTTGGAACAACCTTCCCTGGACTCCACGCGGTCTCAAGGTCAAGAGTGCCATCGAAACCGCGCTCACACTTCTATTTCTGTTCGCCTCGATGTGCGAACCGAAGGGCTGGCAGTAATGAGCAAGACAGAAGTCAAGATGCTGGAAACCCTGTGCCTCGTCGGTGAGGTGCTGGACGAACTGAAGCACAACCTGAAAGTGTCCCCGGACGGCGCTGTGACGTTGAGTTACATCACCGAACGTCTGGAGACAGCACTTAGGGGAGAGCAGTGAAGTCAATCCGCTTCGGTATGATGACAAGTGAGTGTTGCAACGCTCGTGGTGGCGCTCCATTGCACTTGTCCTTCAATGTCGAGCGCCACCTACCTTTGGGCGGTGTGGCATGAGCATCGAACAGAAACCCTTCTCAGAGATGTCGGCCGTCGAATGGCTGGAAGAGATAGAAGACTTGATCGTCACCAGTGGCATTCCTCAAACCTTCGTCATCGCCTCAATCGGTCGAACCATCGAGCAAGGCATCACGTTCATGCCTAAGCAGTGGTATGACTCCTTCATTCAGACGCACAACGAAACTCTGGCTCAGCTTGCAGCGCTCGGAGTTGAGGTTCAGTGAGCATCAAGTTTCCAGACCTCAGCGCGGCATCCTGTGCACAGGTGGGGTTCGATCACTTCTTCCCACATCCGTCGGAGAAGTTGACATCGAAGCACTTGCGACCAATCAAAGAGCTGTGCGACTCGTGCCCGGTTGTTCAGGCGTGCTTGACGTACGCGTTGTACGTCGAAGTTGAAGGCATCTGGGGTGGAACAACTTTCGGTGATCGTCGAAGCATTCGCAAGGAACTTGGCATCGAATCCATCACCATTCATGCACAGTATCAACTTGAAGGAACATTCGCCAAAGTGTCACAAGCAGCACAACACAAGCGTGACATCAGAGCCAAGCAGAAACTAGAACGGGAGCAAGGACAATGAACAATCCGTTATGCGGAATCTGCTGCCGACAAATGGCATGGTATCCGAAAGCAAAGATTTGGCTGTGTCGCTGGTGCTCAGGGTTCGTCAAATGAGCAAGAACAAAGCCAAGGGCACATCTGCCGAAACCGCTGTCGTCAACTACCTCATCGCGCAAGGATTCCTGCACGCTGAAAGAAGGGCACTAACAGGTGTCAATGACAAAGGTGACGTCGCCGGTCTGCCAGGTGTGTGCATCGAGGTGAAGGCTCACAAGTCTTACTCCATCCCTGCATGGCTCAAAGAGTTAGCAGCTGAGAAAATCAACTCAAAGGCTGAGGTTGGAATCCTTGTGGTGAAACCTGTCGGAGTTGGCTCAGCGAACACTGGCGCTTGGTGGGCCATCATGCCACTGAGTGAAGCGACCGAGCTGTTGAAGAAGGCTGGTCATGGCAATTGAACCGTTCAACTTTGCGTTCGGGAATCCTGACAAGTGGCAAGGTGCACACTGCCTTGACATTCCAGACCCCGACTACTTCTTCCCAGTCAATGCGGCCGAAGCGCTTGACCGTGAGCCAATTATCGCTAGGATTTGCAACAAGTGCCCTGTGAAGCAGGACTGTTTACAGATGGCACTCGATGCAAAAGACTTCGAAGGATACTTCGGGGGCACATCGCCTGAAGAACGTCGCAGGATGTCGGAGGGCAAAAGTAGGGTCAAGCGAGGTGGATCGCGTGAAGTTAACAGACTTCGGGGGATTGGCTTTAACTTGCACGACGCACTGAAAGAGGTTGG